CGGCGTGCTGTCGCACCAACCGACGCGGGCATTCATTGCGATTGCCTGGCACCTTGCCAACACGACCGTGCCCACCAAGGGCACCGGCGACAAGACTGTTTACATCAATGAGGGCAAGCGCATGGCCGGGCTGTTCATGGTCCAATGCGCCGGCACCGGACTTGATCTGTCGAATTTCAGCGAACCGGAGAAAGAAATTAAATGACCTTCTATCAACTTTTGAACCTGCCGCGTCCCGTATTCGCAGCCGAAACCGGCGCTGGCGCTGGCGATCCCCCGGCTGACGCTGGCGATCCGCCTGCCGGCGCTGGCGATCCCCCGGCTGGTGCTGGCGATCCCCCCGCACCGGCGGAAAATTCCTATGCGTGGTTCGGCGACGAGCTGGCGGCGGACGAAAAGCAATACCTTGAGGCCAAGAGCTTCACCAAGCCGCGCGATCTGTTCAAGTCACTGCGCGCCGCTGAAACGATGATCCGCGGTGACAAGATCAGCGGCCCGCCCGAGGATATCGAGAAGCAAGGCGAGTGGTTCAAGGAAAGCGGTCTGGCCAAGCGTCTGGGCATTCCCGCAGAGGCCAAGGATTACGGCGTCAACAAGCCGGAATTTGACGCCAGCATTGCGCCGAATATCCCCTATGACGACGAGCGCCACGGCCGATTTTTGGATGCCGCGCACAAGATGAACCTCACGCCGGCGCAGGCCAAGGGGGCGCTGGATTTCTACGCGCAGGAAATGGGCGGCGATGCCAAGCAATACGCAGAGTCGGCGCAGGCCGATGAAACCGAAATGCAAACCAAGCTGACCAAGGAATGGGGCGACGCCTACGACACCAACGTGCGCGCCAGCCTGGAAGTCGCGCAAGAGGTCGGCCTTGACGAGCGCGCCATCGAAAGCCTGCGCACCGGCAACGTGGCCGGATCGGCGACCCTGACCAAAATCCTGCACGAGCTGGCGATTGCGCGCGGCAATGACACGCTGAAAGGCGGCGGCGCGGGCGGGGCTGGCGGTCAAACAAAAGAAAGTGCCAATGCCGCATTAAAAGAGTTCACGAGCAAGAACGGTAAGGCATTGACCACCAACGATCATCCCGAACATGCCTCGGCAATGGCGCGGATGGAAGAGCTGAAACGGGCAGCGGGACGCGGAAGCGGGGTTGCCTAAGTAGCGCGAAAACACTTAAGTCAATACAACCGAAAGCAGATCGGCGATAAAACGCCAAAGTAGGGAAATGGGGCAGGAATGAATACGCAGGTGATCCAATATCCAACCAGAAACACTGCCGACCGGACGGTGGAATCTCTGATTGATCAGGCGCGCGACGGTTCCGCTACGGGCAGTGAGCGGGATATCCTGCGCGCCGCCGGCCATATTGCGCAAGAGGTGGCATATGAAATCCACGCGCAACAAGACGGCGCCATTCTGGCCAGTGTCACGCTGGCGATCACCGATCAGCGCATGAAGGTGGCATTTCTGGAAGAGGTCGGCCAGCTTTTGCTGGTGTCCAGCGCCGCCGCAAAGCGCGCCTGACCACGCCAATCCCGCCGCTCTGAACGAAACAGCTCGCCATAATCGGCGGGCTGTTCTCATTTGTGGGGTTGTATTTTACTACAAAATGGAGTGGATAATAAAAGCTAGCGGTCGCCCTGCCAAGCAGGCCCGTTTGACGGTGAGAAAAGACCCACGGGCGCGTGCCCCTCAGTTGCGCAGATAGGGTCTAGCATTCGCTGGCCGCCCCTGTCGCCCCGCTTTCAAAACGAGAAACTTGGCATCAGGAGCAAATCACCATGCCGGACGTGAACAGCAAATTCGAGGGCTACGCCGACGATTTCAAAATCGGCTATGACCTGGCCCTGCAACAGAAAACATCGCGGTTCCGCGACAAGGTAAAATGGGCCAACGCCGTGAAGGGCGAAGGCGCGCAGATTGTCGATCACATTCTGCCGTTCGAGGCCGAAGTCGGTGGCGATGACTTCGCCGATACCAAGTGGACCCACCCGGAAATGATGCCCCGCTGGGCTTTCCCGATTTCCCTCACTGTTTCGGTTCCCGTGACCACCACTGACCGGCTGTCGATGCTCGCCGATCCGTCGAACGATCTGACGGCTTCGATCATCGCGGCGCAAAACCGCGCGCTGGATGGCAAGATCATCGTGCCCGCGTTTTTCCGTGATGTGACCGGCGGCAAGGACAAGGACAAAACGCTGTCTTTTGATGCGTCCCAGATCATTGGCAAGGACATTGGCAGTGCCAACAGCGGCATCAACCGCGACAAGATCGACGCTGCGATTGAGCTGTTCGAGACGAACGAAGTCGATCTTGACGAGGAAATGCCCTGGATGGCGATCACGCCACGCCAGCACCGCCTGTTGCGCAACTTGGCCGAAGTCAAGAACCGCGACTTTGACAAGCTCGGCGGCGTGATGAAGGACGGCAAGGTCACGCAGTTCCTTGGCTGCAACGTGTTTGTCTCGAACCGTCTGATCAAGATCAAGATTGGCGCTGTCACCTATGTGCGGATGCCGATCTGGGTTCCTTCTGGGATGGCGGTGCAGCCATGGCTTGAGCCGAAGGTTCGGATCAGCGAGCGCCCGGATAAAAACTACACCACACAGCTTTGGTGTCAGTCGAGGTTTGGCGCGATCCGCACCGAAGAGGGCCGGGTGATCGAGGTTCTTTGCAACGAAGAAGCCTTGCCCGCCGCGTAACAGCCGGGGTCGGCCTTCGGGCCGGTCCCTTCCCCTGAAACCGAGAAGATAGGAGCCTTACATGGCTGTCGTAACCAAATCCGCCGCCGGTCTGCCTGATCTGACCGCTGCAAAGCCGGGGTCTGTCGATGTTCGCAAGAACCACGGCGTCTTGCGCACATCATCCTTTACCGCCGTCATCGCCAGCGGTGACAGCCCGGCATCGACCTTTGAGGTCGCGCGTCTGCCGTCCCATGCGCGTATCTCCAGACTCTCCAAGCTGCACAGCTCGGGGATTACCGGCGCCACCGACAACGATCTTGGGCCAGCGGATAACCCTGACGCCTTTGTTGATGGGCAAACCCTTGCCGCGACGGCGACCGTCGAGGGCGCTTCGGCGATCACCAACGCTCTGAGCGATAACGCGGTCTGGGAATTGGCCGGAATGGACAAAGACCCGAAGTCTGAAATCCCGATCTTTCTGACCCTGAAAGCCGCCGCCACGGCAGCGGGCACGGTTGTGGTCGATCTAGTTTACATCGTCGACTAAGACTAAGGGAGTGCCCCGGTGACAGCGTTTATTCAAAGCGAGGTCGGAATCGCATCTGCGGCCAGTATCTATCTCGGTCGCGATCCAATCGCGGATTTTGGCGATCTGGAAGATACCAATGCGCAGATATTCAAAGAACGCTATCCAGCCGTTCGCGATGCTCTGCTGCGGTCCTACCCGTGGAATTTCGCTATGCGCTTTGCGTCTCTGCCGGGGTCGGCTCTGTCGACCCCGCAATTCGGCTTTACCCATAAATATGCCCTGCCGGCGGGCGGCGAGCTGGGCCATTGCCTGCGGCTCTGGGCCGTCGAAAACTATGTCAAATATGCCGTGCGCGGGCGCGAGCTGTTCGCCACCAAAGCCCCGCCGCTGTCGATCAGCTATGTCGTGCGCGAAGAAAACCCCGAGATTTACGATCCGATCTTTTCCGAGCTGCTGGGTGTCGAGCTTGCCCTGGCGCTGGTCAATCGCATCCCGAACGACGAAGTGCGCAAGCGCACCCGTGAGCTGATGGCCGAGCGCAAGGAAATGCGCCGGATGGCCAAGTTGAGCGATGCCATGGAACAATCGCCGGGCAGCTACGCCCGCGCGCCGGGCAATGGATCATGGCTGGATGCGCGGAGGCCGGCATGATCATCGGCGCCGCCAAGCGGTCGCTGATCGGCGGCGAGATTGATCCCGACCTACACCACGCCTCTGATCTGATCCCGGTGCGGATCGGCGCGGCGATCTGCGAGAATTTCATCGTCCGTGCCCATGGCGGTGTCGAGCGCACGCCGGGCACCGAACACCTTGCCATCGCCAAGGGCAGCGGCAAGGTTCGGCTGGGTATGTTCAAGCGCGCTTCAAGCGCCGCCTATCTCGCCGAATACACCGATGGCACCCTGCGGCTGCGCAGCTCTGACATTGCGCCGGGCGATCCCGCCTTTGACGAGATAGACACGCCCTGGGGCGCGGCTGCGCTGGATGGCTTGCAGTTCACCCAATCCAACAACGTGCAGTGGATTTTCTCCGGCTCGCCGTTGATGGAGCTGCAACGCTACGACGGTGGCAGCGGGTGGGTCTTTGAGCTGGTCGCGTCGGAAATCGAGAATGGCCCTTTTCTGGATGCCAATACCGACAAGGAATACCGGCTGACCGTGACCGGCGAATTGGTGGTGCACCCGCCGCTGATCGATGGCGATCCGCCGGTTCTGGGACCGGATATGGAGCTGGAAAAGGCCGATAGTATCACGCTGACCGCGACCGATGATCTGTTTCTCGCCGGGCATGTCGGCGCGTTCTTTCGGATCGAGGAAGAGGATTATTCCGCCGTCCCGCGCTGGGAAGCCGGATCGGCAATCACCGCCGGCCAGCGGGTGCGCTTCAACACCAATGTTTATGAGGCGGTAAACGACGGCAACACCTCTGGCAACGCGCCAACCCATACCATCGGCAATGAAACCGATGGCACCGGGATCAAGGATGCAACGCCGGTAGAGTTCAAATATCTGCATCCCGGCTATGGCATCGTCAAGATCACCGCTGTGACCAGCCCGACCGAGGCGACGGCGGAAATTCTCAGTGACCGCCTGCCCGACTCCACAACAGCCGGCACATGGCGCTGGTCCGAAGGCGCTTGGTCTGATGTGAACGGCTATCCTGCGGTCGGCGCGCTTTACAAAGATGCGCTCTGGGCTGCGGCCAGCACGGCGGAACCGTTCAAGCTCTGGAAGTCGGCGATTGAGGGGTTTTCTGATTTTGAGCCGGGGGTGAATGACGACAACGCGCTAACCCGTGGCCTCTACGGTGCGCAGACCGAAGCAATCCGCTGGCTCGCACCAGCGGCCTATATGGCCATCGGCACCGATGGGCCGGAATGGGTCGCGCGCCCGGATCAAAAGGGTGACACGGTGCGGGTGAGTAACCTGATCACCGAAGAGGCCACCGATCAGGGGTCCAGCGATATCCCCGGCATCGTGATTTCCGGCACGACGATCTTTGTCGATGCCAGCCGTCGCTCCCTGCTGGGGATGCGCTACGATTACCGCAATGACGCATGGGTTCCGCGCGATCTGTCGCTGCTGGCGCGCCACATTCTCGGCCAGGGCGTTGTGCAAATCGCCTATCAGCGCAATCCATGGCCGTTGATCTGGTGTCTGCTGGAAGATGGCACGCTTGGCGCGCTGACCTATCAGCCCGACCAGGAGGTTCTGGCTTGGCATCGCCATGACTTTGGCGATCCGGTCGAAAGTATCGCAGTTCTGCCGGTCGAGGACGGGCAGCGCGAAACCTTGTTTCTGGCGGTGCGCCGCAAACCCGACGAAACCCACATCGAGCGCATGGTTGACCGCTTTCGCCCGGAGCGCGGCGCAAGTATCGCCGATGCGCAATATCTCTTCGGCGCCGTGGCCTATGATCTGCCCGAGGCGCAGGCCACATTCAGCGGGCTTGACCATCTGGAAGGCCGGGAAGTCATCGCGCTGATCGATGGCAACAGCCACCCGCCGATCATTGTAACCGGCGGCGCGGTGACGCTCAACTTCGCCGGTAAAAAGGTGTTCATCGGTCTGCGCTATAAAAGCCGATACCAAACCCTGCCGTTCGATTTTGGCCAGCCGGAGGATTTCCAATCGGGCCGGCCAAAGCGGATTGCTGATCTGTTGATGGCATTCCGCGCCACGCTGGGCGGCGTGATCCGCATGGGCAAGCGCGCCGAACGGGTGTTCAAGCTCGGCGCCGCGCCACTCGATCAGGCGCCGCCGCTCTATACCGGCGTGCGCCGGATCAATCCGCCGGCATCAGAGGATACCGGACAGTTGGAATATGTGACGGAAGAGGCTTGGCCGGCCACCATCGTGGCGATATTCCCAGAATACGAGGTCTAAGAATATGGGTTTTGCAGCACCAGTTATGATGCTGGCCGGCGCGGGCCTGTCTGCAGCCGGGCAGATCAGCGGCGGCATCGCGGCGGATCGTGCGGCGGGGATCAACGCACAAATTCAGGAAAACCAGGCCGATTATATCGAGAGCCAGACCGGCGCCCGGGTCGGCCAGAACCGCCGGGATTTTCGCAAGTTCGAGGGCGCGCAACGCGCTGACCTTGCGGCCTACGGGGCATCCTCTACCGGCGGAAGCGGGCTGTTGCTGGCCCAGGAGGCGGCGCGTCAGGCCAAACTTGACCAGCTCAATATTCAGACCGAAGGCACCAATCAGGCAAACGCCACCCGGATGGGCGCGCAAATGACCCGCTACGAGGGCAAGGCGCGTAAGACACAAGCGATCCTTGGCGGGCTTGGCACCGCCGTCTCGGGCGTATCGAAATGGGCGTCATCGACGCAAATGGGGTAAAGCAATGGCAATCCGCGATTACAGACCAGCAACGCAGGCGCCCGGCCCAGCGGGCACGCCGCAAATCAATCTCGGGGTTGCCGGTGATACCAGCGGCGCGCAAAACCTTGGCAATGCGATCAGCAATGCCGGCCTGATGCTGGAAGAGGCCAATCAAGCCGTCGAGCTGAACGACGCGCGGCTTGAAATGGGCGAAGGCTTGAGCGCGCTTAACCGCGAGCTGGCCACCGACACCGATTTTGGCACGATGCAGGCGCGCTATGATACCCGGCTCGCCGATCTGAAAACCGGCGTCATGGGCAAGGTCAAAACCCCGCGCATCCAAAGCCAGATGGCGCTGGAAATGCAGCGCGGGCGGATTGGCGCAGAGGCACAAATCATGCGCCGCCAGCAAGAGCTGGAAGGCAGTCACGCCCGCGCCACCCTGTCGCGCACCCTGCGCACCACCGCGAGCTATATCCCGACCGCTGACAGCTCCGAGGCGAAATCCGAAAGCTACAACCGCGCGCTGGCATCGATTGGCCAGTTGGAACAATCCGGCCATCTATCACCGGAAGAGGCGGAAAAGTGGCGCACCGATCTGGACCGCGACGTGTCCACCGGGCTGGCGCTTGGCGCGATCAACGACGATCCGGCGGCGGCGGCGGCGGCATTGGCCGAACCCGGCGCCTACGGTCTGGAAGAAATCGAGCGCCAAAGATATCTCGCCACCGCCACCCGACAAGCAGAATCAACGGCACGCACAGGGCGCACCATCCTTGAGCGGCAAGTCGATACCGCGCGCGGCGTGTTGGTGCGCGGCGGCACGGTCGCAGCCGAGGATTTG